GCTGTTACCATCTGGCACAGACGTGGCTCTGGAGTACATTGAGCACTTTGAGGCAGAACTCGCCCGTCTGGGCGAGGGGTTCTCTGATGGAGAACCCTGTCTCACAGACACGGCCATCCTTATGGGTGACCCTGGCTGTAAGGGTGTGCTAACTCTCCACAACTTAGTTGCGGAAGAGGAAGCTGCTCTCGAGGAGAAATTGGGCCGCGCTGTACGCGTCCAAGATCTGCTCGAAGCAAACCCTATTAATCTCGCCTGGCGCCACTTTAGTTGCGCAGGCGACGATCACACCGCCATTGGACCAAGCAAATACTTGGACAATATAGGTGAAAACCACCGTAAGAACCAAATGGTTCTTTCGAAAGACAAGCATCTTCGGAGCTTGCACGGGGGTTTCTACTGCGAGCGTGTCATGTTCAAAGGACCTGACACGGTCTATGTAAAACAGGATGGCCATACACAGTATGAACAGCACATCCTTGTTGACTCGGTCAAAGTGAGACTTTTGTCCCCTGAGACCAAGGACCGAGAAGCAGAGGTTGAAACCAACCCTGCCATCGGTAAGGCCCGATTACTGTATAAACAGTTAATGTGGAGCCCACCCGGTTGGGAAAGGACACTGAATGTCCTTGTCCAACGCAGGTTTCGAGGAAGGATGTTTAAACACCTTCCCCGCAATCGACACGGCGGCTTAAGCCGTCGCATCGAACTACCAGCCCTCCTAGGAGGGATCGGCATGAGTCCACCCCGTTTCGCGGGGTGGGATCTTGAGAACGTTCTTGCTGAATGCAGCGAGAACCATCTCAGACTTATGCAGCATATCCTTAAAGGGATACCAACCGACACCTTCGGGTATCGGGCGCTGTCTAAGTACTCATCCGATCGTTACGCCAGAGGCGTAAAGCTGGATGACATGGTCGATCTTATCACAGATAGGATGTTCGACCTGACCCCTACATACAACCATAAGGCTGTTGTGGAGGAAGCTCGCACGCGGTTTCGACTGCGTGACGGGCTTGGGTATCGCCATATCGCAAAAGCGGTGGCGAAACTCGGTTATGAAACCAAGCAATCGTTTAAACGAAAGCTTTCACGCGCTGTGAACCAAGAGTTCCTGCTCGTGTCCGCCAATGGGCGGGGTTTCAAAACAGCTACTTGGGAGGACCGAAGTACCTCCTTTGAAGCCGATGTCCTGATCGCCAACGTCATGAACGATGTTGATCCGGACTACGACATGAAGTTCATATATGACAAAATCATGTCGTTCCCTCACCAGGAAAAGCTCATAAGAGCTTTACAGGAGAAGGAAATCTATCTCGATCCCAAGTATGAGATCGATCTAGATGATGGTACGAAGTTTAATATCCTTAAGGATCTTAAACAAAACGCACCAGACACAAAGCTTCCGCCAACGCGGGGCTTCGTGTAATTCCATACCACTTCTTCAGAAGAGGAAGAGGGACTGGACACACGATACCGATTTAAAGATTGGAAATCTACCGTTCACCCTTCGGGGTGGCGGCACTAGATACCGTGCTATCTCTAGCATGTCCACTCTCTAAAGACGTATCACCAAACACCTAGTGCTCAATGACCCCTATAGGGGTAGCCTTCAGAGGTTTTCG